GGTTTAATCGTCAGATTGATCCACAATTATATTTGTGGCCAGTACCAAACAATAACTTCCAAGTATTTCAATTCATTCTGGATATTCAACCACAAGACGTTGGGTCATTGACAAACGAATTGTACATTCCAGATCGTGTAATACCTTACGTTCAAGCAGCACTGTCACACAAAATATCTGTGCAACTTCCTGGCGTTGACTTAAATCGTGTTCAGTACTTGGAAAAATTAGCACTACAAGCACGTACCGAGTTTGAAGATGAAGACCGTGATAAGTCACCAATCTACTTCCAACCTAACATAGCACCATATACAAGGTAATCATGGCTGGCGCATATCAAATGACGTATAACAACCTGGTACAGGATGTTATTAACTACATGGAACGTAACGACGAACAGTTTATTGCCCAAATTCCTAATTTAATTGGTTTGGCAGAGTCTGCTATTGCTGCAGAGTTAAAGACTTTGTTGCAGCTTACTGTTGTGGAAACTACATTAGAACAAAATCAAGTGGTACTTAATAAGCCTGCCCGTTGGAGAAAAACAGTCTCCATGAAAACAAATGGTCAGCCAATGTTAATGCGCTCACAAGACTATGTGGCTCAATATCAAAACGAATCTTCTGCTGGCGCTCCAAAGTATTATGCTGAGTATGATTACAACAACTTTGCTTTTGCTCCAAAACCAGACCAAGCATATCCACTTGAAATTATCTACTACAGTGAAATTCAACCACTAGATACAAGCAACCAACAAAACCTATTTACCCGTGAGTGCCCACAAGCCATGTTGTTCGGCACATTGTTGCAGGCGCAGGGATATTTAAAAGCACTAGACAAATTACCGGTCTGGAAAAGCTACTACACCGATTCACTTGCTGCGCTCAAAAAAGAAGACAACACTCGCCGCGTCGATCGCAATACAACGATTCAGGAACCTTAATACATGTCCACTACATTTACATCGCCGTTTACTGGTACCGTTGTTGTACCAACAGACGTATCGTATTATAATTTACAGTTTGCTACAAACGTTCAGCTATACTGGCCGGCAGTTGTAAATCCTACGCAAGTTCCTGCCGCCCGCATTATTGACTGCACCCCAGGCACTTCTGGTTTAGCAATCAGTTTACCGCAAGCTGATCAAGGCTCTGTTGGTACTGACATTCTGTTTCGTAACTTCGGCGCCAACTCGTTTGTTGTGGTGGATTACTCTGGTGACCGTAGTGTTACTATTGCCCCTGGGATTGCTGTATATTTTTATTTAACAGATAACTCAACACCAGACGGTGTATGGCAGAATGTTACCTTTGGCGCTGGCACATCTGCTGTTGACGCAGCCACATTGGCGGGCTATGGTTTAACCACAGTTAACGTATCCGGTGTCGCTAAACTGGCTGTTACTGGTAATCCCGTTCAAATTACATCTGTACCGACACTAAACGACGCTAGTCGCGCAACAACCTTTGTTTGGGAAGGTGGTAATTCAACTTGGACATTGCCTAGTATTACAGGATTAAGTATCGGCTGGTGGATTGGTTTTAGAAATAATGGTACTGGTTCGTTGACAATTCAGCCACAAGGTACCGCTCAAATTAACAACTCGGCTAGTATCACAGTTAACCCTGGCGATTCTGGCTTTTTGTTATATGACGCAAATGCCCCAATCCCAACATTCTTTACCGTTGGCTTAGCAAATCCTTCTAGTGTTACCTTTACAGCGTCAACGTATGACGTAGATGCAATTATAGGTAGTACTTTAAATTTAGTATCCTATGCACCAATTGTGCAAACATACGTTGCATTATCTGGCACTAGAACAGCGCTATTAAATGTAACGTTGCCAGCTATTACCCAAATTTATGTTCTGGTAAACAATACTGCAATTGACCTATCTTTCTTAGTTACTGGCGGCTCAACACCATTCCCAGTTCCACCAAATACTATTTCAACAGTACTAAGTGACGGGGTTAACATATACTCCTTAACACAGTCTGCCACAAACGCATTTTTTGCGGTTAATGGATCTGCAGCAGTTCCACCATTTTCTTTTATTTCTGATCCTGCTACTGGCATGTATTTGGTCGGTAACCATGTACTAGGACTAACTGCAAATAGCACACAAATTATGCGCTTTGACGGTACTAACCCTTCAAGTTTACAGGTAAACACCGCTGGCACATTTACGGCGGGGTTGATTAGCGGCGGTGTATTTTAATGGCCGACCAACAAGCCGATCCGAATTACGGCTATATTTATACCCTTGGTGTTACACCAGGTATAAAGCGCGATGGCACTCAGTTCGAGGCCAGAGAATTTAGTGCAGGTACATGGTGTCGTTTTCAACGTGGTGTACCTAAGAAAATGGGTGGCTACAAACAAATTTTTACCACCGAAAATGGTATTCTCCGTGGTTTGATTACTAACCCGTACAACGGTGTTAACTACGTTTTTGGTGGTACACAAAATGGTTTAGATGTGTTTACCACTGGAACCACATTTTCTGCTGGTAGCGGGCCATACCCAGTAATATTTACTCCTGGATACTCTAAGTTTCCAATTACTGGTGACTCAATTAGTAACAGCACAACGTCGTTTACAATTACCAGCACAGCATCAACACCAAAAAATTACACCTCTGTATATGCCGCTGGCACTAAGGTAATCTTTACTCAAAGCGGCACACCAACAGTTTATACTGTCGGATCTTCTAGCTTTAGCACACCCAATACAGTAGTTAACTTTACACCATCGTTTAGTGGAACCATTACCAACGTTTGGCTGTATAACTATAGTTTTGTGCCAGACACTCGTAATCTGTGGCAGTTTGACTTACAGTACAATCCATCTGGTGGCGCATTAGAACTATTAGCTCACCCAGGTTTAAACCTTCAAAATATTGATAATGGTGTAGTATCACCTATATTTTATGGTAGTGTACTGCCCAATTCATCGGAACAATGGACAACACAAGTCTTGGCTGATAGTGGTGGTCAAAACCCAACATATCGTGCAATCACTGTGGACGGTGGTGTTTGTGTTCTGTACCCATTTATTTTTGTCTATGGATCAAGTGGCTTTATTGCCAACAACAACGTAGACTCTACAAACTACTCTGCCCAAAGTCCTACTGATTGGAATGGCCCTTTAGCCAACCAAATCAATATGTCAGCTTCTAAGGTAGTTAAAGGACAACCTGTGCGTGGTGGTACTAACGCACCATCTGGTTTGTTTTGGGCATTAGATAGTTTAATCCGTGTTTCATTCACCGGCGCTGCTCCTAACTATTGGCGCTATGATATTGTTTCCAGCCAAACCTCTATTATGTCTTCATCTTCTGTAGTCGAGATGGACGGCATATTCTATTGGATGGGTGTTGACCGTTTCTATGCTTATAACGGTTCTGTTACTGTTGTGCCTAATGATAAAAACGTAAACTGGCTATTTAACAACCTTAACTACGAACAACGCCAAAAAGTATGGGCCACTAAGGTGCCTCGCTACAATGAGATTTGGTTTTTTTATCCACGTGGCTCCGCTACAGAGTGTACAGACGCTATTGTCTACAACGTTAAAGATAAGCTCTGGTACGACGCGGGTTCTGCAATAGGCGCTCAAAGATCTTGTGGATATACCACTGAGGTTTTCCCGACACCTATTTGGGCCGACTGGAACTATAACGCAATCTATAGTCAAGCATTTAAAATTGTTGCTGTTCCCCCAGGTTACCCAGGTTTAACTAACTACCAGTTTTATTTAGCTGGTGATCAGACACAGGTATTTAGCCCTGGCGACTATATGTCATTTTCAAACACTGGGCAACCATCGGTTTATCGTGTCGCTTCCAGTGAGTTTCAATACGATAATGATGGTAATCCTCCTCCAGGAACAACCCTTATTACTGTAACTACAGAATTTAATCCGTTGCCAGATGTGGGTAACTTGGTTTACGTGGTGGACGGTGGTTATAAACTATGGCAGCATGAGTTTGGACTAAACGAGGTGACAGATGCCGGAGAAACCGCTATTACTGCTAATTTTACTACTTGTGATATTAGCTGGATTGGTGGAACTCCAGCTCAAGATACACCACAGGGAATCAATCGTCGCTTCCACTTACGGCGTGTCGAGCCAGACTTTGTACAAGGCGGTAACATGAGCCTTACCATTATGGGCCGTAAGTTTGCTTCAGGCCCAAATGAGGAAGATTCTGGACCATACATATTTAGCCCAGACACTCCTAAAATTGATCTACGTGTTGAGTATCGTGAAGCCACACTGTTCTTTGAGTCTAATGAAATTGATGGCAACTTTGAAATGGGCCGCATTATGATTACTGCGGAATATGGGGACGAAAGACCTTAATGTCAATCCAGCAGTTCTTTC